GAAATCCATAGACTTTTGCGCATACCCCGACGTGTGTGCCTGCCCCCAAAGCTCAAGCATGCTCTGGTTAGCCAAAGTGCGCTCGATCATGCCTAATTCGTGCGCTCGACGTGTCGCCTCCGCATGGTTACGGGCCGTAGCAACATAAACACGTAACGCATTCCTGACACCCGCAAAATCCTTGGAATTAATCAAGGGGCCTGCAAAATCAGGAATCGACGACACTGCCGAAAACAACAACGTTGCCATTGACTCATACGCCAGTAAATAGGACTGTACTTTGCGCGTTGTCGAATTCATATCCTGCCCCAAACGCCCAAGATAACCATCAATCAGTACCGTCGAACGCTGGCGATCCTCCGCAGACATAGCATCAAGAGCGTGCGTAACCTTTAGGTGGGGGTTATACCATGAAGGGCTATCAGCTAGTGTACCGTCCCACAACAAGTACCCAAATTTTCGCGCCTTTACTACCGCGTCATCAAACAAGCGACTAGGTTTTTCGGTCTCCTGCCAATCCTCAACTAACACCCGAGAATTGACCATATAAGTCGCAAGCGCGGAGCGGTTCGCTTGGTTACGCAGAGCGAGTATTTTTTCGGGTATCCCCAGCTTAGCTACCGCCGCTTTTAACATCTCATCAGGAGCCGCCGACCCCCTCCAATTAAACGACAATACCCCTTTATCCACCAAATCCGTAGCCACCCGGTCAATCGCATCCCACCCCTTAACAGGGACATACCCCCCGGCACGACGTTCATACTCAGCCCGGCGGGTCATAGACATGAGGTACGTCCTTATAACCTGACGGGGGTCAGTTAAAAGAAACCCATGTTCCACTGCTGCTTTATCAAGCCCCGGTGCGGTCAACTCTCGCGTATGCGACGACCGCGCACCTGGCCCGATAGCCTGCCTAAACTCGGCAAGGGAATTCTCAACCGATCCCGCCCCGTCTATAATATTGGCGCGGATAGTGCGCACGTCCCTATATCCGAGGTCGGCCATCATCTGGTCAAACTCTCCGGGCCGCTTAGTCATCTCCTCAATATTCCACATGCGGGGGAAAAAACGCGGGAGTTTACCCAGCGTTTTAATGTGCTCTTTGGCATACCGATGATACGCTTGAAGAAATTTGCGAATATCCTGGGCGAACCCGATTAACGCCTCATCCGGAAGCGCCTTTTGTAGCTGCTCATAACCGAGTTTTATCTCCCCCGGCGTGTATTTAGCCTCAATCGTATCTACCCCAGTCAACCATTGGCCGCGTTTTGCCGGGAGAATATTCAACAGCCCCGCTAACCCGCTGCCTTTTGTAGACGTCTGCTGCCAGAAAATATTAGCTAGTTTCTCAGACCGCACCCGTAGTTGACGATCCGCTGTAAAAACGGGGTGCAGTGCCTTAACACCATTCGTAGCCCACTCTCGGGCAATACGCTTACCTTTTGCCGCCGCCTGGCGGAGATCGGCCCCGCGAATAATCTCATGCAAGGGGGTGAAAGAAGCCTCAAAAACGCCCCCTTTAGTGGGCGCAAACCCTCCCTCTTTGCGGATCGTGACCATGAACTGGGTGAACGCTTTATCCGGGTTCATAAACCTGTGGGCTTCACTCGCAGTCAGTTGCTCCCTAACGAGTGCGAAAATAACCTTTAGTTGGTCGCGCAACTTAGCGAACACGGTGCGTTTAGACTGAGAATGGGTCGCGATATCCCCTGAAAACTGATCCGAAAACCACTCCTCGAACGCCTGCGCATCGGTATACTGCCCATACTGGTCACGTACCTTAGCGAACGCGGTTTCGAGCTGCCCCCGCACCGAGGCCGCTTTATCCGACCCAAGCCATTGGCGGAAAGCCGCATGACCTAATTCATGCCCCAAAATCAGAAGCATCCGCCCGTTCGCTTTAGCCAGACTCGCGTCTATAACAACCACCTGGCGTCCATCGGCGGTCATCCACGTACGCGCCAAATCCCCCTCGGGGAGGGAAAACGCGGCATACGCGGGCGTATTAAGTTCAGAAGCAGTGGACAAAAATATCTGAATAGGGTGCCTCAGCCCAAGTGACTGCGCGGTGCGCCCTATGAAATGCAGTGCTGTTTTTTCGGCCCTCGATCCCTTTTTAAACCCTACCACCTCTATCCCTGTAAGCTTTTGGAAACCCCGCTTGGGCGTATCCGCCGTAGTCACACTCTCGCCGGGGTTCTCAGCCCCGTTCGCCGTCAGCTCAAGGCCCAGGCGCAACGATCCATCGGGCATCACAACATCCGCACCCAACATGTATCCATGCGCCTGTACCTCTAATAAACCCAGGCGAAACGCGGCCTTGGCCATCTCCTCATCAGACAGCTTACGGGCTAACATTCGTAGCTCTTTTCTCCCCATCAAAAGCTCACCCAACTGGGTGATTATCGGGGCCGATAATTTATGCGTTTTTCCGTCAGGGAGGGTTACATCAATGAGCCGATTAAGCTGCCACGTGTGCGTCCCGCGCAAATCTTCGGCCACAATTCGCAGGACCGCTGCGCCGTTTTGCATCGCTTGTCGAACGGCCCCGTGAGTCGCCGCAGCACGCCGTGTTATCTGCGCCCGCTTACCCCCTGTCGCCACCTCGCGCAGCAATACCCGCGACCCCCCCTGGGGGACTTGCTCTACCAACAACCCTGGGTACACTTTTTCTAGCTGCGCAACCGTTTTTGCGGCTGAGCGTTTAGATTCAATACGCGGCGCATGAGTAATTGTGAACCCTTCTTTTGCGCCCCCGCGTAAGGTAAAACGGGTTACCGGGTGCTCACGCACCAGAACCTGTATCCGGTCTTGCGCCGCGAGCTTGCTGGTATAGCGATGATCCGCCCCCTTCGCGGCGGAACGACGCACTACGCCATCCTTACCAAAAATCGCCCCAGGTAACTGAACAGGTTTTAACCCCTCCGTGACACTCGCACCCCCTTCTACGGGCATACCCCCGGTATCCGTACTTTTACCTTGCAGTTGGTCTAGCGTAGTCTGGTCTAAAAAGGAGGGTTGCGAAGTACTTCCACTAGAGTCGGATCGGGCGGGTACTCCTTGAGCCACATCTCCTCCTGGGTGCGAAACGGGACGTACCCCGGCGTGTACACTGGCAGTTCGCGTATGTGGACGTGATCCAGCCACGCTTTGCGTAACTTCTCGTCGGCGGTGGGCATCCCGCTGTGTTTCAGGCGCAACCCCATTATCACGTTGATCCGGGCCTCGTACTCCCACGGAAGGTTCAGGCAAAGACTTACGTCGAGCGGATCGCACCCTGATATTAGGTCGTACGGCACCTGCCACAGTTCGGGGTTCATCTCCCCCCACTGAACTACCCCCTCCAGTAAGGATATCGGGGTGGTCATCCGGTGAAGTATCCTTAGCCCGACGCTGCTTTCGTAACGAAAGCGTCCCTCGATTAACCTTTGTTCCGGGAACGCCTCGGGGGGGATTCGAATCCGACTGCCCCGACACTTCACGTCCAGTAGATACGGTATCGCTACCAGGGCTGCGGCCCGCCAAAGCTCCTGCGCCTCCGCGAGCCGGTACGGGGGACAAGGGTCGCACCTGAATCCCGTCTCCTCGTACACCAGGGGGTAATAAGGGGCCTCCCACACCTCCAAGCAGTGGTTGATCTGCTCCAACTGCTGGGGCGGTCGTAATCGGTGGAGTATCTGTACGATTCGCGAGTCCATTATCAACGCTTCTTTTTGGGTCGATTTTCTCCGATTGTACCCTCGGCTTTTTACCCTTGTCCAGCACCTCTAGCTGCTGTACCCGAAACTGGCCCTCATTCTGCGGAACTAACCGTAACTGAATATCAGGGTTCTTTTTAGTGGCCCGAGCGACAAATGCCTTGGCATCCAGCTTGGAAAAGCTGCGCTCCGCGTACTCCACGGTGATATTTTTCGGCCCCCTAACACGTACTCTGAAACCAAGCGCAGGGTATTCGATACGCAAACGCGCTGCTTTCTTCTGTGCCGCTTTTTTGAGCTTATACCGGGATACAATACGCGTCGGAGCCCCTTTTTTATCCTTTAACCCTTTCGGGATACGCACCGAAGGGAGTGGCTTTTGCGCAAACAACCCTAACTGGGGGGTCTCCGCTGGTGGCGAGGTCGCAGAGGGCTCGGTTTGTGGCTCGACTTGCGTTTTTTGTGACGTTTTTTGTGACGTTTTTTGTGACGTTTTTTGTGACGTTTTTTGTGACGTTTTTTGTGACGTTTTTTGTGACGTTTTTTGTGACGTTTTTTGTGACGTTTTTTGTGACGTTTTTTGTGACTCGCCTTGCGCGGTCGTAGGGTTAAACAAATCAAACTGATCGGGGTTACTCGCGACATGCGCATTCGGGGTGCCCGTAAACAAATCTCCCTGGGCATTATAGGGGGGAGGGACGCTTCTATTCGTCGGCTCCACGGGGTTCGGCTTTTGCCGGGAATCCGCTCCAGGGGCAAACAAATCTAACTGACCTGTGCCCCCATCTACCTCAGACGGCTGCCGTAGCCGCACCTCCTTTTGCGAAGCCATGTCCGCAGCAGTAGAAGGGGCAAGCACCTCCGACGCCGCTGAAGCAGCAATTTCGCTGGTGCCCCTAAACGCCCCACCGACTAAGGCTCCTTTTATGACTGAATCCTGGAGCTCTTGCAGATTAGACGGAGAAAACATATCAAACGAGGAATCGTTTAACCCTACGGCAACATAATCCAGAACCGTTTGCGCTCCCTCTGTAAATCCTTCTGTAACAGCCGAAATCCCCGCCGCACCGGCTACCGCTCGGGTCATATTCAGTAAGCGCCCTTGCGAAACCCCGGACGTAAGAGACAACCCTTTAAACATACTTTCAAGCCCGACGCGTTCAAGCAGCGTTTTTGCGCCTGCTATCGCAAACGCTGTGCCTGGGGCATCAATCCCCTGCTGTGTTAACCCCGCCTGAGTTTCGCCTAATGACTGTGCATATATTCCAGCAAGGCCGCCACGTTCAGCCGCCGCCCCAAGGCTTGTTTTTGGGACAAACGCCTCCGCCGCCTGCTTAGCCACCCCATATTTTTCTGTTGCCGCCCGCCCTATGACCTCCGCTGAATCACGCAAGGCCACTCGAATAGCGGTGCGTCGCGCCAACGTGGAGGCTAACGCCCCCACACCGGCACCGACACCGGCGGCTGCCAAATCTACGCCGAGCGCAGGAAGCTGCTCCCCAACGGCTTCTAAAAAATAGGTACCAAAGTCCCCAACAGAATTAACCTTATCAAACGTACCGATACGTGCGGGGTTACGCGCCGCTTCCTGGGCGTTTCGCGCTACACCCTCTTGCGCAAACTGACGTAAGTCCTTTATCCCTAACGCACTCCCCACGGCATCGGCCGCCGAATACAGCATTAGCTGCGACTGATCCGTCCCACGTAAAACAGCCTTTTTAAAATTCCCAGTGCGTGCGTAGTAATCGTTTTGCACGGGCAACGCCGCCGCCGCGTCAAACGCATCAGCCGGGGCGGGAGAAAACGGCTGTGTCTCCTGCCCAAGAATACGGGAATCAACCGCCTCGGTAGTCCTGCCCTGAGGGTCAATAAACGGAGCCGCTCCTTGCTCTACCATCTGATTATTAATGTTACCCTTAGCCGAATAAAGCTCGCCAAGCGTCCGCCCATATTTACCCTTTCCCTGACGGGCAATTTGTACCTGCCCCTCAGAATTGTTTAGCAAGTCAAGCAGCTGCTGACGCTGTGCCAAACCTTCCGCTGTGCCTAGCTTATTGCGGTGGGTGATCTCTTGGGTATTTATATTCGATAGCCGGATATGCTCACCCGTAGGGCGATATATAACCGTATCGCCATCAAGTACCGCAAATTGTTTGTCGTTAGTCACTACCGCTTTATCAGCAGAATCCGCCCTCTGTATTGTAGCCACCTCCTTCGGGGTGAACTCTACCGGGGGAGCAGGCGGAGGAACTGTAGCCTGAATCTGGGCGACCTCAGCATTGGTGAATCCAGTATCCCCCGCTTGCAGGGTATCCCCACGAATAAGTGCTTGTTCCTCAGCGGTAAACTCAACTCCTACAGCCATGGTTATTAGCCCCCATTCTTTATACTAATGATTCGCGCAAGTGCTTTTCTAGCATTGCCTTGTTCGGCCTTCATCGCCTTGCTTATAAGCCCCGCTTGCTGGTCGGGGGGTACCCCGGGTAACTGAGCTATCATTTGGGTTATATAGGCACTCTGCGACTGCGCCGGGGGAGTCAACGGGGGCAGCACATCGTAGCCCTCCGATATTTGCTCCCCATACGCTTTAGCGTATGCCTTAGTAAATTGGGTCATAACCCCCACCCCATTTTTTTTAATCGCGAACATATCGTTAGGGTCGATAAGCTTTCGCCACCCGGTAGTGTCCCGAAGTAACGCCTCTGTCATCCCCGATGTAAAACGGGAGACCTCCGCCCCGGTCGCCGCCTTCGCCTTATCAAACCGGTAGCGGCCCGCTAAACTACTGGCTGCACCAGAAAACACCTTTGCCGTAGCCGTAATACCCGCTTTACGCTTGCGGGTATTTTCAGCTTTTACTTCGGCCCGTACCGCCTTATCCGCAGCAACCATAGAATTAATACGCGCCGTATCCGCCGCCCGCTGTTCGACATTCCGATAATCGCCCGAGGCATAACGCAGCAAATGCTCCATATCCTGCTTGATCCCTAATTTACGGGCCATACTGATCGTCGCTTTCATAGCCGTTATACGCTGCTCGCGTGTCAATTGTCGGCCATCATTCACGACCAGCTTTTGCACAAGTCGGCGCTGAGGTTCACCCACTCGCATCTTCTTCGCTACATGAACCGCTTTTTTCACATCTTTAGACGTAATAGGCCCATCTTTAGACATACTAGACAGCACCGCATTCAATTTTGCCCGTTGCACCAACGTGGGGGGGTTTTTAGGGAGCGCATCCACGGTTTTTTGCGCTCGTTTTAACTGCCTTTTTGCCCGCGCAAGCTCATTTTTTTTCGAGTAGAACGACACGCCACTAGGACGATCCGGGTTACCCCGCTCAAACAACTTCGTCAGATTAGCTACCCTCACCTTCGCCCTAGCCAAAACGCTTCGTCGTATACCATCGTCTCCTTGTGTGACAATGGCTCGTAACTGGGGGTCATTTAAAGTCGCCAGTGTAGGATATTTTTCCTCAACGGGCCGCAGGGCACGCACGCGCTCGATGGGCGGGGAATAAAACGCCCCAGTTTGCACAACCAGAGCTTTATTGGCGGCCAGCTTCGCCTTGGCGTAGTCAAGCACCGGGAGTGATATATCCTTACCCGCAGTTAGTTTTGGAACCTGAGACGCTGCACGCGCATCGGGTGTCACTATCGGCGCGGCCTGAGTTTTCTGGGGGGCTTCCTGAGAGGAATTAAACTGGCTTGCCGTATCAATCAACGTCTGGTTAATATCCGCCCGCGCAGTGGGAGGGACTTGGGCCATTCGCGCACTTACAAGGGCTTTAACCTCGCTATCGGTACTAAAGTTACCATAATCCGCGAACGCCCGCGCCGTAACCGCCATGTACTGCTTTGATGTAAGCGTTTTACGCTCCGCCACGCCGTCAGCCCCGGTGAACGTTATATCTACCCCACCCGCGTCATTTACCTGAGCAGAATCGTACTCCCCTGATGCCCCGGTAATCTGCCCCATATACCGGCGTATCGTGGGGGATTGCAGGCTACTGGCCACATACAAGCGGCCTGCTGTCGTAGTCAACGCTTTGTCAGGAGCTATGTTTTGCGCCTTGGCGGTCGAAGCTACATCCGCCGCGCCCGTGAACAAGTTGCCCAGCAAAGCCGTATCGTTGCTTCGTACCTCGGCAGCGGCCGCCCGCGCATCAGCATTCTTATTGATTCCCAACTGGGTTTCTTGGCGGGCATCAGCCTTCGTACTGAGCGCCAACTGTTGCGAGCGCAGAGCATTGGCACCCGCGTATATAGAAAGTCTGCGGTTATCCCGCGCATCACGGGCGAGCCGCGCATCCTTTGACTCTTTGTAACGAAGTATACTTACGGCGCTATCTATACCGCCAGCTAAACCATCTGCTAAAGACATAAGCCCCCCTACAAGGCCATAACAGTTAATGCGAGCGAACCGAGCGAACCTAATGTCGCAGATTTACCCGCCTTATACTTCGCCCTACGCTGTTGGTAATTAGTCTCTCGCTGAGTGGCAAGGCGAGATGCCCGCGACAACTGGTCAACGCTCTGTTGCGTCAACGCAAGACTATCGTTAAAGAGCTGCGCTTTAGCCTGATCGTTACGCGCCGTCTGTGCGATACGCGCATTATTAACCACCCCGGCATTAGTCGCGCTAGATTGTAAAACGGCTAAGCGATTGGCCTCTTTAGCTTGGCTAGGGGTCACGGCGACACCAAAACGCGCCAACGAGCGCCGTGTACGCGCCTGTTGTCGTTCAAGCCCCCCTTGTACTGATGCCTTTGCCGTATCCACCAACGCTGTGCTGTCTACAGAATCTAAAAGATCATTCTGCACCTGCCAGAAAAATTTCTCCTTCCGCGCACTCAGGATATCCGTGGCACTCGCCAACGCCTTGTTAGGGTCGACCGCCGCTTGCTCGGGTGAAAGTGTGTCTATTGCTGCCATATAAATCTTCCTACCCAAGAGTAGCCAAGGGCCTAAACGTGTAGTTAAAGGCCGTGTCAGGCGGAAGGGGCTTAAACGTGTAGTTAAAAGCCGTGTCAGCTTTAGGGGGAGCATCAAACGCCCCCGCCGCATACAGCGAAGCCCCCGTACCAATCACCGAGCCTATCGCACTGGTTTTAGCGTCCCTGATAGTACGTGCCGCATCTAACCGCGCTTGCTCCTCACGCAGCGCATTATCCGCTGCCACGGCCCGCGCATTATTCGTATAGGCATCTTGCGTAAACCCCCCGCCTACTAGGGCGTTTTTTCGGGTGTCTATCTGATCCTGGGCTTGTACCGCCGCGGCCAACTGGGAGTTGATACTTGCCTGCGACGTAGCGCCCCCTATGCGGGTTAATCGCGCCAGGGTACTAATCCCTGGGGCTACCCCGCGTGCCGTACCCGAAGCCAGCGCCGCTTGTTCTGCTTGAGACGCTTGAGACGCGATATCCGCAGAAGAACGCCCCGCAAGCAAATTAGTATCGTTACGTCCAGATTGCTGGACGAGCTGTTCTTGGAGGGGGAAATAACGGGTACTTAAACGCGCGAAATCCTTGGCCCCCGAACGGGCTAAGGATTTTTCAGCCTCGCTTGCAGCCTGTTTCCCTGGCTTTTTACCAAAGAAAAATGAAGAAAACCCCATTAGTACCCCCCATAGCGCACAACACGGCGCTTATTTTTATCGTCGTTTAACGCTAAACGCGCCGCTTCCACCGTACCCTGGTGAAACGATAACGCCCGGACAGACGCAAGCTCAGCATCCCTCCACGGGGTGCCTTTCATTAACGCTAACCGCGCTATCGCCCCGTCGATTAAAACTTCCCAGAACGCCTCAGCAACGTCGTCACGTATCAGCGTCGCCTGACGTGTCGGTTTCAATTTAGTCCTCACCCGTACCCCCTCCGCAGCCAACGGAGTCGGAACAAAGGTGATTTGGTTCGCCTGGGGCTGGAAGTACTCCTCGGGGCGGCCTTTTAACTGGGTATAGTCCCCTCGCTGTAAAAGCAGTGCCTCCGACGTAGCCCCTAACACCCGTCGGGGGAGTAAGGCGCGTAACACCCGTACCGGAGTCGTATCAACCGGCGTAACCAGGGTATAGGTCGCCTGGCCTGGGACAAGCGTCACGGACAACTCCTCGACTAGTGCCTCGGATTTATTAGCGAACGAAATAGCGGTATCGCGCAAGGCTTTTTCAGCAACCGGCGCAGGGCAAAGCGGGGTAAAAGGAAGCACATCAGCCACCATCTCAGAAAAAAGCGTCATGGTGCCCCCGTCGCAGGCGCAGAACGCACTAAGCCGATAGATTCATAAAATTGCGTTAGGTATCCCACCGCCAGCGCTTCGTTATTTGCATTATCCGAGTCCTTCAACAACGCCCTATGCGCGACATACTCAGACGCCGCTTTAACAAAGGCATCCGGGACAGTTATAACGTCCTCAGACGCTGTAACAGGCGCAGGGTTTTTAGCTCCGCGCACGACTAAAGCTCCCGAGGCATCATTAGGGGGGTACACATAAAAAATAGTAGTTGAAGCGTCACGTAAAAAATGCTGCACCACCGACGTAGGTGGCTGCGCCTGCCACCCTGGGACAAATAAATCCAGGCCATTGCGCTGGGCCTCAGTAACCCCGACACCGGGGGCAACTTGTGTACCATTGAAGGGGACATCAATAATAAGCAACATATCAGCGGGGGTGGTTTGCACCGCCCCCGCTACTAACGATATGTCTTTAAAAAACGCGACCTCTTGGGGCTTCCGCTGGATAATGACGCGCTGGGCATCATCCAGCCAGCGAAACAACTCAAGATCCGTCCACCGTACCTCATCGGGGTCTTGGATCAGATCCCGAACTCGCACTACTACATCATTTGCCGTCGCCATAATCCACCGCACACTGTGCCATCGCCTGCTCACGTTCGGCGCGAGTGAACTTGAACCCTACAATATCGCGGATCGCTTGCTCGCGGGGTTCGCCATCGCGGGTAAACAACGCTTTATCCGCCGAAGCCATGATCGTAAGCATCGCATCGACTAAGGCCATCATCCTAACGCCCTCGCTATCCGCCGTCACATCCGTCGGAGGATCCGTCTCGCCTACAACCGCCGCCCCCGCTGCGCGGCACATAGGGAGTAGTTTTTCGGGTACTTCGAGCGGTTGCCCCGCTACGAAATTAATGTGATTTATCCCCTCGGACGCTTGACAATCTATCGTGGTCACTACTTTAGCCATAAAGCCCTCACAAAAAAAAAAGCGCCCCAAAGGACGCCCTAGTTTTAGATCGCAGTGTCCATAGCGATAACACCAAAATCTTCCACCGTACCCGTATACGTGGACTGAAACTTAGGTTTTAAGAACCCGATAACTTTAGACACAGAAATACCATGCTGATTATCGTAGTCATACGTTTTTTCGACCCACTCCGCGTTCCCAATATCCGCCATAGCCAGAGATTGTGCCCCGCAAAACAGGGTTCTTTGCCCATCGACGACACCCGTTGCTCCCCACTTAGAACCCCCCGCCGCTTTCGCGGTGTTAAACACATGGCGGTACTCATGGATCACTAACCCATCGACCATGACCGAGGACGTGCCCGCAAATAGTGGGTTTTTCCCACCGCGTATCCCCGCACTTCGGACATTATTCAAATAATCCGGGTCGAGCTTCAACGCAGCCATCGCTTGGGGTGAAACAAAGACATGGAACACTTCTTCGCCGGCTGAGGTCTTGATACCCCGGATATAGTTATCCTTGGCATAGGCTTTAAGGCGTACTAACGCGGCATACGTTAACGTGTCAGCGGCAATAACAGAGGCCGTAGCGCCCGTGGCCAAATCTTTTGTCACGCTATCCCAGCGCAAGAACCTATTGGTAGACGGGGACGACACATCAGCGGCAAAGTCCAAATCCGACAGGTTTTTACCCACCGCGTTTACTGGACGGGTTGCCCCGTTGTTAAAACTGGTATATGGAATCCCTGAAAGGGTCAGAAAGGCCATTTGATCCAACCGGTCTGCTAACCAGTAACCTAATACGTTTCGGCTGGACTTTCGGAAATTGATAACCGACTTTTGATCGGCCATACGCCCAGCCAAACGGTTTGCGTTTCGCAACTGATCAATGCGGATCACCTGCTCATACGTGTTGATCTTCTCCTCGCTATCTTCCAAGCGGGTGTCCCCTACAACACCGTCACCTTCAAGATCAGCCACCAGAGAGACGACCGCACGTGCGCCTTTTTCGCTCTTAGTCAGCTCGGAAATATGTTGCACCATTGCATTATGGGACTTGCCCATAAACTGGTGAATAAAGGAATTGTTTCGTGCTATTTTCCACAGGTCTTTAGACCAAAGCGTTTTAACTTCTGCGGTCTGGGTGGAAAAATCAGTGTTGCCAATAGCTACTGCCATAATGTTTGTACTCCACAAAGTAATCGAAAGGAACATCGCGCACTAACCGCGCAAAAATTTCTCCGTTTCGTGGAGACCGCCGCAACACATCCCTATCGATGGGAGGATGACCCCAAGCCCTGTATCGTAGGACAAAACGATACCTTGATATTAGCACTGCTTATAGCGCAAAGCAAATGGGCATAAAAAACCCCCTAAAAAGGGGGCAAAGGTCGGTCTACTACTCACACGCCCATATTAACACCTTTTTTTGGGGTTACAAAGTCTCTCCGCGCAATTCAGCAAGCTGCTTCTCGGAGAGCTTGTCGAACTCCGCATCGGTCATATTGAGGATATCAAGCGCACCATCTGAATGCCCTTGATTCGCCTCACCGCCGATAGCCGGAGGCTGCTTATCTGCAACGCGCAGCTTACTGGCTACGTTCGGGCGGGTATCGCGGGCAGGTTTTCCCGCCGGGGCACTCGCAACAGGCGGCGCAATCCCCTCACGCGCCGTTAATGTCGCCGCCGCAACCGTTAATGCCTCGTGGGGTACGCGACCCTGCGCAATGTAAAAATCGCGCATAGCGACCAGCTCATCGGTCAATGTCTCGTCATAATTCTTATGCGCCGTGTTAAAAACACTATACTGAGACTCTACCTGCTGGGCGCTACGTTGCAGCTCCATTTCCGCAAGCGTAAGACTACGCGCTTGGGTATCCCCCTCGGCCATTTCCTTACGGAACTGATTAGCGATGTCTTTCGCCAACTGGTCACGATCTTGTCTATACAGCGTATCGAACCGGGCCACATCCCCGTCCAGCACCGCCTCAGCTAACGCTTTTGCGTTCCCATCGGACAACTCTATTGCGTCGCCCCCAGGGTCAAGCTGTGAACGCAGCTCGTCAAGCTCACGCTCTAGCGCCCTACGCTTTGCGACCTCAGTATCCATACGCCCTTTAGGAACTAATATCTCGGCATCAGCATCGGTATCAGCATCGGTATCGGCATCGGTATCGGCATCGGTATCGGTATCGGTATCGGTATCGGTATCGGCATCGGCATCGGCATCGGTATCGGCATCGGCATCGGCATCGGCATCGGCATCGGTATC